CGATCTGCTCAGGACCGAACACGACGTTACCCTGCTTACGGATGTCGTTCTTACGGAACTCGGTGCGGGCTTTATAGAGCGCGTCCACAATAGCTGCGCCATCATTCTCATCACCGGATGCGGCAAGCATGATGTTCTGGGTATAGGGCTCATCCGGCAAGGTCTTCAGACCAGCGGAAACAGCCTCAGCGTTGGACGTGATGTAACCGGCCTTCGCCATCATGCGGAAGACGTTACGATCCACGAGGCCAGCCAGTGATTCGGCAGATTCGGTTGAATACTGTTCACGCACGTCATAATGCAACATTGCTTCCTGAATGTCCGGGATGAACACAGGAGAGATAGCAATATCGTCAATCGTAACGATACGCTCAGCGTGGCCGATCTGATTGGTCTCGATCAGCTTACCAGGAGTGTGATACTTCGCCTGGTTCTTACCAATGAGAGGGAACGAGGCAGATTTTCCACCAGCAATGGTCCGTACCCGCGTCAGCTTCATAGCGATATGCAGGGTATGGAACATGGTCATTACTTCGCCGCCATACTTCTGGAGGAAGAGAGCGCGGGAATCACCGGCATTATCATGCTGACCCGGCTGTGAAAGAGTTTGATCGGAGGGGAATACCATATAATGTTTCCTTAATTATTGAGTTTCTTCCGTGAGTATGTCTCGATATTGAGACTACTTAACCGCTAAATGACATCCAGCCATCAGCGTTCGTTTGCTTCTTGCCACGTTGACCAGCGGCCATACGCTTCTCGACATCAGCGCGGTACGCTTCACCAACGCTATCCTTGCGTCGATACCGTGCGTCTTGCATGGCTTCCATGAGATCACCGTCAGAGCGGATTGGGGTAATACCTGCGGGAGTGTTCCCGTTGATTCGTTCACCCTCGAAACCGTTCTCGCGCTCGTACATGGCTTGGAGAGCTTTAGCAGCAACACGCTTGGCCTTGATGTCAGAACTATCGAATACCTGATTGAAGGTATCTGCTTCGTCTTCATCCAGAGCGTTATCCGCCCATGCCTGCATCTCTTCGTACTTCTCCTTGCCTCCTACGAGGTCATAAACCTCCCTGTCATGGAGCTGGAGTTCGAGTTCGTGGATACGCTCGTTGTCTTTGGTCTGGTTGTTGTCATCAGACCCATCGTCAGACCCTTCGTCATCCTTGTCATCAGACCCTTCGTCATCCTTGTCGTCAGCATCTGATGATTTGTTCTTCATATCGTTAAACGCATCGACAAGTTGTTCAACCGACTCAAAACCTTCAGGTAGACCTTTCGTCAGGTCATCCTTTTCATCCGCCCCTTCTGGGGGCATATCCACCGGGTCATCATTTTCATCTGTGACCTGGAGTGAGCTGGTATCTACTACTGGCTCTTCGCCTTGTTTTTGACCCTCTGTTTCCGGGCCTTTGTTCTTATCCTGTTCGGCCACCTTGACCTCCTTGCATCATCTTTTGAATTGCTGCGGTTCCACCTTCTTGTCCGAGCTGTTGCATCATCTGCTGTTGCTGGCGTTGCTTCCTTTGGTCTTCCGTGAGAATCAAACCTTCCGTGTCGATACTCAAGGCAGCGGCCATACGTGACGCCAGCTCACCAAAGTTCACATACTCCTGGATAACTTCCGGTCCGAGAGGTGACAACTGTCCGATAAGGACTTGGAGTTTCTGTAACTCCTGCTCTCGACCCAGAGCATTGATCCCAGTGATAATCTGCGGTTGCAGGGTATCCTTGGGCATCTCCGGGAGTTGTTTGGTCCCTTGCAGATAGGCCATCTCAAGTTCGGCAATAGGCATCTGTAGGGTATTGGCAAGCTGTGTAAACAGACCACCGAGACCTTCCTCAAGCATTTGAGTTACCTGACGGATTTCTTCAGCGGTCACTCGTTCCGCGTCCCTGCGGATTGCGCCTGTCATCAGGAAAGACTCTTGCAGACGTCCAATGACTTCCTGTCTCATCTGCTGTGCAATAGCAAAATCACCATGCTTATCCATTTGCAAGGCTGTGACATCTCCCTCTTGCCCTTTCACGAAGCCGCCATTAGGTGCCTTTTCCAAGGCTTGGGGTTTCGTTGACGCGCCAGGCTTTACGAGGAAGATAACTTTAGCTGCTGCAACCGAGGCTTGTGTAATAGCTTTGGTCAGAACCTCAAGCGTGTTGAAGTCTCCCATGTGTTCCTCGACGTAGGACCGTCCATAGTCCTCGCCATCGACCTTCACCAACCGTGCGGCTATCCAAGGGTTCTTGCCCTTTGGATACATCGACCGGCTTGTCTCAATGGGGATGCCAGCGACTTCTTGGTAAGACTCCCAACGCTCTCCATGCGTTCGGTGTACCCGAGTGTAGACCTTGATGTCCTTATCGGTTCGACCCTCAGCGTCTTCTTGAGCTGCTACGTGTGCTTGAGCTTCTGATGGTAGCTTGTCCTTATTCACGTTCTCACAGAGGATGATCTCTTTGGTATCACCATCTGTATCCCTATCCACCACATATTGGGCCAATGGATACGCCTTGACTCTCTTCTTTCCGTAGTAGAGCAAGACGTTACCGGCGACCATAAGATGCTTCAGGACATAATGAAGACGTTCCCGAGTGTCTTTGTTCTCGATGTTCTTCATTGCGATTTTCTCGATGGAGGCCAAGGTAGATTCGACCTTACCGTGAGATGCCTTCTCGATACCTGCATCAGCCAGAGTCTTCTCATCCACAGTCAACCGAAAGAACGGATAACCGGGAGGAAGCAGACCGAGCAGGAGTTTTGAGCCAAGGTTCTTCACGGCAGACGCACCAAGACCCTGTGCGGGTAGGTAGTGGTCGCTTCCCAGAGACGCTTCGTCGGATGGGACTAAAGAGGGGATCGTGACGGACGCACAAGCCTTAGCTCGATTCAAGTAGTTTTCGCGCTGTGAGCTGAGTGCTTTGTACTTCCCAGCTAGTGTATGCGCTTCTGCCATTTAGTGTTCCTTTTAAATGTTCAGACCACTCTTCCCTTTGGTCCTACCTTGCTGTTTGAGGTCTTTCCTCAAGCGTTTCCGTGTGCTTCTCCGCTTTGTCCCAGGCTTAGAGCCAATGGAGACTCTGCCAGATTTAGCCGGAGGTGGGGCAGGAGGTGGAGCTGGGTCTGGTGCTTTTACTTTGGGGTCATCGAAGATTCCCATGCTCTGTTTCCTCGTCGTCCATGTCTTGTATGTACTCGATGACTTCTCGCCTTCCGAGCTTCTGGTCAATAACCCTCAGATCGTCTCCCTGTTCAATCCGGGTATCGAACGATTCTTTGAGTAATTCGGCCAGTTTTTCTCTCAGATAGGCGTTTTGTCCTATCCTTAGGGGAGCCATTTATCGACGGGCCTTTGCGATGACCGGACGATTGACCGTATAGACAACGATCTTACCGTTGATCTCCTTGCCACCTTCCTTCACTTTCCCATTCTTATTGTCCAAGGCTTTTTGTGCATCTGCCTCAGTCGGGAACAGGTTGGTAGGGTTGAATGTGAAATCAACAGGTTTGCCGGTTTTCTGATCTTCAACTCCGTATACAACCATTGGTTACTCCTTCAGTAGTGTGTTTGCATTGTCGATCTGACCAGCGGAAGCAACACGCTTCGATTCTTGGTCATTGGCATAACGCTCAGCCGCTTCATAAGCCGCGCTCACATTCTCGTTCGACTTGCGAATCTTCTTGGCCTGAGACTTGATCTCTGCCAGGGCGAGTTTGATGAATAGGGTCTTAAAGAAACGTGCGATTGCTAATAGCATGTGGTTTTCTCCTTATGTGTTTTGTTCCAGCACGCGGTCACCGAAGAACTTGGTCTTCCCAGCTTCATACCGCATGGTTGAGCCGGGTTTTCCAGCCTCCCGGCGTAGCTGTGCGAGACGAACTACTGCCTTCACGATGTTCCCTTCCGCAAAGTTAAGATCGAAGGCTTCGATGAAGTCATTGACCTCAAGCTCGTATGGGTCACCACCCGAGGTCGGCTTATGGACGAGAGCGGTGTAGTAATTCACGGAACCACCAGTCAGCTCATCGGTCTGTCCCGAGGTCGAGTCTTCTTGTCCTGGCTTTGGGGCTGGCTTTGGGGCTGGCTCAACGAGTTCTAGGAGGCTCGGACACAAATCCAGACCCAGCCATGTACCTGTGGAAAAATGAACCTGAACGTCTGCCAAAAGTCCATTCTTAAAGAATTCAATCATGGTCGTATATTGCTGTCTAAGTCCACCGCCTACTTCAAAGGGCTGACCTGACTTGTAACGGACGATTGCGCCAATTCTTACGTCATCACGGTTCATACAACACCACCTTTTGTTTCTTCGATTGATATTCACCATGTCTCAGGATTCGAGAGACTTGGGCTTGTAATAATGCGGCCTGCTCGTTCAGACCTTGTTTATCAAAGTTAGCCAACACGACATCCCACATGTCTTCAGCCTCGGTTTTCGTCCAGCGAATCTCGGTCTCTCCCTGCCGCTTTCCAGACTTAAAGGTATGCTCGAAGGGCTCTGGCTTAACCAGGGTCTCCAGTGCGTTCCATGCCGTATCGAAACCAATGGACGGGCAACCAGCATAATTATCCGTCTGGTCACCACCAAGGGCTTGCGCCAGATGGAAACGATCAGCATGTTCCTTTGTTACTTCCCACGGTTGATAGTCCTTGTCGGGATTGAAGAGCCAGCCAGGGATAGTCTGCATGTCCTTATCAATGGACACGATGATCTTCTTAGCTCCGGGCTTATACTTTGGGTTTGTCGAGAAGATGCCCATAACGTCATCTGCTTCTAGGTTGGGCCTCATGGCAGACTCGTATTCATCGGCAAGTCTTTCTTTGATGTGTTGCAGGACCATAGGCTTGCGTCCTGACTTACGGTTTC